AAAGATCGTGACCGGTCTGGGCGTCGAGGTTGAGACGATGTCGAAGGGCGCAACTGATCCCGATCTGACTGAAGCGCTTGCGGCCATGGGCGACGAGCAGTACGACTTCATCGGCTGCCCGTATTGCGACGCGGACACGCTCGACAAGCTCTCCGAAAAGATGAACGACACGTCCGGCCGCTGGTCTCCCTACCAGATGATCTTTGGGCACGTGTACACGGCAAAGCGCGGAGCCGTGAACACCCTCGTAGAATTTGGCAAGACCCGCAACAACCAGCATGAGACCGTTGTCGGCATCGAGCCGAATCTTCCGACTGCTTCGGCGGAAGTTCTTGCGGCCTATCTCGCCCGAACGTCCGTCTTCATCTCGGCCGACCCTGCTCGCCCGACGCAGACGGGTCTCGCTTTGTTCAGAACGAGCGTCAGACGCTTCTCGAGAATGGCATCGCAACCCTCTACACGGTGTCCGGCTCCGTCATGATCGAGCGCGCCATCACGACGTATCAGAAGAACGCCTTCGGCGACGCAGACGCTTCCTATCTGGACTCCGAGACGCTTCATACGAGTGCGTACGTACTGCGTCAGATGAAGTCGATCATCACGAGCAAGTACGCTCGCCACAAGCTCGCCAACGACGGCACGCGCTTCGGAGCAGGGCAGGCCATCGTCACGCCCTCCGTGATCCGTGGAGAGCTGATTGCTCTTTACCGTCGTCTTGAGCTCGAGGGCATTGTGGAGAACGCGGATCTCTTCAAGGAATATCTGATTGTCGAGCGCAACGCGAGTAATCCGAACCGCCTGGACGTCCTGTTCCCGCCTGACTACGTGAACCAGCTCCGCATCTTCGCCGTCCTCAATCAGTTCCGCCTTCAGTACGAGGAGGAGTAAATCATGGGTAAGAAACTAGCAGGGACCTGCTTTGTGAAGGTCAATGGCCAGCAGCTCGAGCTTCAGGGCAACATGGAGTTCCCGCTGACGCTCGTGCAGCGCGAAACGCTTCTTTCGACTGCCGGCGTTGCGGGCTTCAAGGAAACGGCCGTTGCACCGTACGTGAGCGGGGACTTCATCGTGCCGACAGACTTCCCGATCGCAGAGATCAAGGATTCCACGGCTCAGACGATCACCGTCGAGTGCGCAAACGGCATGGTCTACACGCTTTCCGACGCGTACGTGACGGACGTCATTGCCTACAAGCCGGTAGACGGCACGCTTTCCATCAAGTGGGAAGGCACCAACGGGGAGCTCGGCTGATGGAACAGACCTTTACGTTGTCTCAGCCTGTCCAGCACGGCACGGAAGAACTCATGGAGCTGACGCTTCGTGAGCCGACTCCGAAGGACGTGGGAGCGCTCGGACTGCCCTACAGGCTCCATGCCGATCTCACGTCCGAGCCCGTGCCGGCCGTCTGCACGAAGTACATCTCCAGACTTGCGGGCATCCCGACTTCGGTCGTGGAAAAGCTGGCGCTCAACGACTACACGATGCTTCTGTATCTTGTCGTCGCTTTTTTTTCATCCTCTCGCAAAGAACCGCAGGGGAGCTGATGAATCTCGCGTTTGAGACGGCCTATTGGTGGCGTCTCAAGCCGAGTGAGGTGATGGAGCTTCCGCTCTCCGAGCTGAGGCTCCACATCGATCAGTGGAACAGGATTCAGGAGAAACTCAAAGATGGCGAATAAGGATTTCAGGCTGACCGCCGTTCTGGCGGTGCGCGATACGATGTCGCCCGTCTTGGCCGTAGCCTCTCAGAAGTGGGAGGGCTTCAAAACGGCGATTGATTCGACTGAATTCGACGACCTCAACCGAAAGCTCAAGCTCGCTCAGCGATCGGTCCAGAACTTTGCGAGCGAGGCGCAGGGCGTTGCGCAGGCCGTAGGCGCGCCGTTTGCGGCCGTGGCCGGAGCTGTAGGCTTCAGCCTTCAGTCAGCTGTGACGGGATTCGCTCAGGCGGGCGACGGCCTCGACAAGATGTCCGCACGCCTCGGGATCTCGGCCGTGAAGCTTCAGGAGTGGAGCTTCGCTGCAACGCACGCGGGCGCAGCCCCAGAGGATCTGGAGGATGCGCTGAAGGATCTGTCAGAGAAGATCGCAGAGGTGGCCGGAGGCGATACCGGCGATGCCGC